GATACAGCCTCACAAAGGAGCCAATAATCTTCAAGGTGACCACAAAATTCATTGGTCTAAAGATACTGACTCAAGAGTGCGTTCAGATAAGTTCAATCCTGACAACCATATTCGTGTAATTATGGACACGGATTTCCATATCCCAATGCCAGATCTGAATGCTATGCTCGCAGAGCATCCAGGCACCACAATCATCTACACGATCGTACCAGAGACTGCAGCTGGTGATGATAATGGAACAAGACACACATTCGATAAGGATGGAAAACTAGTTTATCAGGTCCCAGGCGGAGCCACATATCATCATCACTTATACACCTATGGTTCTGACACTTTGCGGGTCGAGAACAATGGTGCCGTAGTCATCTACAAGGTAGATCGACGTAGCTTGGATTGTAACCACCAGTTTATTTGTCTGACACCAAGTTGCATTGCAACCGGGTATCTTTCCGCTTTTGCACGCTTCTACTTTTCCGATCCAAAGATTGAGATATTTAATCCAGTCCGAGGTGACTACATACTTCTTGACACCATCGCGGAAGGACGCGAGTCTCAAACCTCTATAGCGCGAGTGGGTGAATATACACACGCCACATATTCCACTAAAATGTTTGAGAGGCTAAGAAACATGTATCGTCACTCAAAACAAGGACCAATCAAAGGATCAATTGCCTCACACTTAGCTGAGGAAGGGGAAGATGAAAACGCAGCAGCCCTTTATTACTCCTTTTTCATGGATATAAAGAACTATGATAGACAGACACTATTTCTACCAAGGTACAAAGGTAAATATTATTTAACAGGATTGAAACAGATTGATGATGAACCACCAACCGATGAGGGACCAATAGATGATGGACGTCCTCTCTTGACCACCTTCATGAATCCTTTAAATCCTAATACTTACGTTCCAGGCAGAAACCTCTCTACTGAAGTAGCAGGCGTATGCGGTAGAATAGCAACTCTCTCTCCTAGTACCCAACAACCATCGGATCTAGAGTTATATGACATGGATTTTGTTTTAGAGCAAATATTCCCAAATCCGCTTAAACCCTGTGATCATAGTGAAGTATCACTACGACAAAGCAGGCCCACCCAGCAAATGCTATTCGCCAAGGCAGATGTTACCACGAACTTAACTCCGTGTATTAGCACATCGTTTGTCAAGGCTGAAACATACTGCGGTGTAAAAGATCCTCGTCTTATAACCATTGAACACCCCAAGCATAAAGCTGAATACGCTCGCTATCACTATCCAATAATGGATGCTCTGAAAGAGCATTCTTGGTATGCCTTTGGCAAGACACCAAAGACTATGGAGACACGAGTTTCAAAGATAGCGACTGGTTCTAACTATATGATTGGGGAAGACATATCAAGGCAAGATGGCATGCAAAGCTTCAAGCTGCGCGTGCTGCAGATGCGTCTCCTGAGACGAT